AGAAATTAAATAAATAATAATATATGAAAGAAACAAATGGTGTTACGATTATTCTTCCCCTGCATTATATTGATGCAGATATGGAAAAATATTTTAAAATAGCAGTAGACAGTATTAAACAACAGCTTGTCATACCAGATAAAGTGTTAATTGTAGTACCAGCGGGCGCTGATGAATTAATTAAATTCGTTAACGAGTTTGATTATGATACAATAAAGGACATAACCACGGTTATACTAAACGATGGCGATTCTAGTTTCGCTGGCCAGATGAATTGTGGTGTTAAAAACGTAACTACTGAATGGTTTAGTTTTGTTGAGGCGGACGATGAGTTAAGTCGCATACATTGTAAAAACTTTATCGAATACAGAAATGCATATCCAGAGGTTGGTTTATTCCTTCCTATCGTGGTTGATGTGGATACAAATAATGGTTTCTTATCTTTAGGTAATGAAGCTGTTTGGGCTGCCGACTTTTCTGATGAACTCGGATTTTTAGACAGTAATGCATTGTTAAATTATCCTAACTTTAACTTTGATGGTATGATTATGAAAAAGGAATTATATGATGAGTTTGGCGGAATGAAGCCTAGTATTAAATTGACTTTTATGTATGAATTCTTATTGAGAATGGCAGCTAAGTCGGTTGTTATTATGACTATTCCTAAAATAGGATATAAACATATGAACCAAAGACCTAATTCGTTATTTGCTAATTATAGAACAGAATTAACTAAAGAAGAATCAGATTTCTGGATGACTACAGCTAAGAACGAATACTATTTTACCTATGATAGACCGATAGAATACAAACCACGGTTAACAATTGAAAAATAACAATTAATTGCTAAGATTATTAACTAAATGCCACGAGGACGCAAGAAGACTAACGGGATGTATTTTGGTCCTGTAGAAGAAGAGGCCGTTAAAAGATATCTAGCATCGACTGACCAAAGAGAAAGAAACGAAATCTATAATCTGTTTCTGTACAAACCGCTGAATAAAATGATTGAATCAATCATTAGGCGTTATGGACTTTATAGAAAATCGGTATCGTTTGAAGAGCTGCACACGGATACATTATCGTTCCTGATAACAAAAGCTCATAAGTTCGATTCAACTAGAAGTAAAAGGGCTTATTCGTATTACGGAACCATATGCAAAAATTATTTATTAGGTATGCTCATCAAAGATGAGAAGCAATTAAAACAATTGCTATCATACGAAGATATGTATGAAAATATACAAGAAAGGTCTGACTTGGCATATACCATGGACCCTGAAATGTTCGAGTCGGCTCGGCTCATTAAAAACATATCTACTGAGATTAAAGAGGAATTAGTAGCTATCTATGACCCTGAGGATTTAACACAAATACCTATAACCGATAATGAAAGAAAAGTGGGAGAGGCGTTAAGTTATATATTGGACAACTGGGAAAATATTCTAAACTTCTCTGCGGGAAATAAATATAATAAGAACTCAATTTTATCGTGTATACGGGAATCAACCAACCTAAATACAAAGGATATAAGAAATGCCATGAAACGCTTTAAAAAAATTTATTCCATAGTTCTGGAGGAGACAATAAAGGCTGATGATTAATAATTATTCAGATATTTATATAGAAATAGAATATTATGGGAAGTAGACGTAAAACATCAATCAAACTTAATAGTATAGATAACTTGCAGAATCTGATGCAAGAAGTATATAATGACGCTAATGCACAAATAAACGATGCACAGAGAGCCATTAATGAAATGGCCAATGGGTCAACCCCAGAAGATGTCCAAGATTTAACCTCCATAGCGAGGGAAAAGGGAAATCTTCTTAAAATTAAGGACGCCGCCGCTAAAATTAAACTGGAATTAGCTAAGTTAGAACATGAAATCATTAAAAAGGATACTAATTCTGACGATAGTGGTAAAAAGGGAGCCGGTGTTACAAAAGACGACTTCAAATCAGTTAGAGAGTTAATCAAAGAGACCAAGCAAAACGCATTGGAATACGATGTTATTACTCACCAAACTAAGGCGGCCGAAGATTCAAAAATTACCGCTGTAGAACCACCAGATTCACTTCATATAGACGGAGAATAGAATTGTACTATTTTGCTATTTGGATGCATCCTAAGGCTTCTAATAAAGCCACAACCATATTTAAATAATACAGCATAACCTTCAGTTTTTAAAAGTTTTTCTTATTATATTTATAGAGAAATAATAGTGTAATGTCGCAAATAGAGTCAAAAAACGATTTATTAAAGGAAATTTCAGCTACTAAATCATTAGCTGAAGGCAGTATATTGAATAGTATCACGAAGATGGAGAAAAAGCTCCGGTCGATGACTAATACCAATAACATGAAACTTCAGTTTGTTGAGGATATTTTAACTACATTAACTGGTGTTCAGTCCATTCGTAAAGCGGTTATTAATGTTTTTGCTAAAGATTTACCTATAATTGAGAATTATTTAAAAACAGCCCTTAAGATTCAATTAAAAGAAACTATCAACTGTGCAAGTAATCCTAGTATTCCTTCTTTTTTACAATATTCTGGCACTGGTGTGCAAATATCTGTTAGGAATGTTGACTTTATGGGTTTATTTTTTATTCCTCCAACATCAACTATAGGCAAATTGGTCTATGAAGACCCAAATGCTGGATTAAATAGTAAAGATTTTAATGTATTCCTATATAGTACCATTCAAGCTTTAACTGAAGAACAATGGATGTATAAAGGTAATTCGGTATTATCAGTTAATTATGCATCTAATGGAACACCAGTTAGTGGCGTACCAACCACAGATGTTTTTATCGTAAAAGCTAGTAACTATTATAGTAATAATATGAAACTAACCGATTTGAATAACGATTTTATTGATAGCTTAAGCTTATTACCACCAGCACAGAAAATAAATGAAATATTTGATAAACTATTTGGAACTATAGCCAGCGCTATCAGTTTACCTGTAAGTTGGTTAAAAAAGCAAGAGGAGGTTAATACAATACTACAGCATTTAGACAATGTTGCCGATAATACTATCATCGATGATAGTTATTTTAGTTTTAGTAATGAGGAAGTATCAAACATTCAAGATACAGCTACCAAGAGAAGTCAAGGAATTAGAACATATATTAGTTGTTCAGAGATTCAGTCTAGTATAGATATTAATTCATTAACAGCAATGACTGTTAATATACTAACCGCTAGTACTAGCACATTTAATCTCATACAGACTATATCAACCAGCTTGGATAATATCAGTAGTTACGTTAGCAGCCCCGCCGCCGGTTCCTCTGATAGTGATAGTCTTAAATTAGCTTTTTTTCAAGATATGCTTGATTCTATATTATATACAATTACAAATACACTTATATCACCAAAATTAGTTTTATTACTGGATTTAAACCATAAAATATTATATGGCGCAAATGCTGCTGATGTGACTCATCCTATAGACTTTATAATGCAAAACAGAACTATGTTTTACACTATAATGAAGGCAATAAGAGCTATTTTATTAAATTTACTAATGCAATTGGTAATTGTTGAATTAACCAAATTAATGCAAAAAAATAAAATTAAAAACCAAGCCGAGCAAACAAAAGCATATATATCAATATTAAAAAGTCTAATAGGTATTAATCCAGAAATAGAAAGAATAATGAAATTAATTAAAAGCATACCGACTACGGTTTAACCATGGGAACAGTATTGGAAAATAAATTAGGAATGATTGATTATAGTATGGAAGATATTATAAAAATGTTAGCTGCTTTATTAATTCCTAACATAAATCTTCCTAAAATTCCCCCAATTTTAATCATGTCGGGGGCAGCTTTTAGGACTGGCCTCAGTCCAAGAAAAATAGCTGCTAGGATAATAGCTCGGCAAAGCGAGGCAGGAGCTTATAGTGGAATACTCCCAGATGGCAGTGATAACGTTATGGAACAAATGGAATTAATAAGAATTCAAGAAATAATTAACTCCCTACAAACCGAAGCCAAGTTGACTACAATTATACCACCAGGGATTCCTGTAAGTATAGTTGGTGCTGGCATTGGAGCTACAACTGATTACGCTCAGGGAAATACAATTATTCAATAATACTATGAAAGAACATTATACGGATAAAAGCAATAACGAGATATTGAACGAAATGCAGAGCATGAAGCAGGAATATGATGCTATTAAAGCTAGAATGCTTAAGGATTATGATTTATTGGAATCAATAGAAAAAAAATATAATGAAGCTAATCTAGAATTAGTTAATAGACTTAAAGGAGAAAAGAAATAATGGGAACCCCAAATAAGTACATACATGGCGATAGCTCTATTAATGACCGCCAACAATCTGATATAAATATTTACATCGCTAAGGTTCTATCAGTGGATGACCCATTTGACGGTTGTAGAATTAAAGCTCGTATATATGGAGTCGATAATAAAATTGATGATACTGATGACGTCCTCTATGCGTTTCCATTGCTCCCGAAAATGGTCCATATAATGCCTGCCGTTGGTGAATCTGTTCTTATATTCATTCGTGATAGCAAAAGAGCCCAAGATGACAGGTTCTGGGCAGGCCCAATCATAAGCCAACCACAGTTCTTAGCCAATGACCAACATACATTTACATCCCGCTCTTTATTAAAATCAGGCGGGCTGGTATCTCCTGATGTTGCTCCTTCTAATGTAGCTGATGCCATAGGTATATATCCACAGGTAGATGAAGTAGCTATTCAGGGTAGACTTAATGCCGACGTTCTTTTAAGAGACAATCAAGTAGTAATCAGAGCAGGAAAATTTATACAGAATAAGCCATTAGTATTTAATCAACAAAACCCAGC